ACTCTGTAAGCGTCCTTCCTTGATGTTGCTCTGTACCCAGTCCCGTATCATTTCTTGCGTCTTGGTCTTGTCTTACACTCATCGAGCCGTCCCTTGACGATCTCTGGATCATTATAGAGTGGGCAGATGGATTTGTAAGAACACCAGTTGCAGAAATCGTTCTTCTGTGGGTAAAGGTCATCGGACTTACACTTACGGATAGTCCAGACATCATCTACAACAGACTTAATGTGTTGCCTAATAGTCGCCTCGGTGTAGGTAGCTGCGACAAGATTGTTTGATAGAGGATAATAGTGGGCGAAGGTAATGTTTCGTATAGGGACACCCGTAAGCTTGTGTGCTGCGTAGACATAAGATTTCCCTTGGCTATCATTGAAGAGTTCGAATTTGGTCTTCTCTCTTCTTGATGTCTTGTAATCCACGACAAGAATATCTCCTGTTGGTGCTTTGATAATCCTGTCAATATATCCCTCATGTTTGATTCCATCAGCAATCTCCTCTGCAAAGTGGTGCTCGACAATAGACTCCTTTGGAAGCTGGGCGTTGAATCGAAGGAAGTTCTTGAAGCACTTCTCTATGTCCTTATTATACTTCTCTGGGAACTTATACTTATCTTTTATTTCAGTAGCCTTTGTCCAAAGCTGGTCGATAGTGGTGGCGTTAACACTATGCTCAAATACTTCGTGTATAAAGGATCCAAAGTGTAGTGCACCAGTGTTCCCAGGGTCAGTGTCTTCGTAACGGTTCACATAGTTATATTTATACTTGAGCCGACACTGACGGAAAGTTTCTCGCTTCGAGTTGCTGATAGTATCACAAAACATCACATCACCATCGGATAGTAGATCTCAATCTCAATAGCATCAAAGAAGTCTTCTATTTGATCATCACTGTATTTACATTTTTTAGACAAGAAGTGATGTAAACTTTTCTTTTTAATAGGCTTCTTATTTTGAATGGCGTTTAAAAGCTTAAACTGAAATTTCTTAATAAAGGCTATAGAAAATCTATATCTCCATTTCTCTATAAACTTATCACTGAATGTATAATCTAGTAAGTCTATAAACTCTATAATCTCTATGTTTTCATTATTCATGTATATATTAATGTATTAATACATGATAGGGGCCTAACTGCCTATTTTTGAAACTAATCTATGAAAAAATCACCCTTTCAAGAAGTGCCTCCTGGAATCTTGAGTAAAGGCTCTAAACTCGTTACGATATCTAGTTTGAGGTCTGGTAATTTCTGTACTCTTAGATATCAGAACAAGGTGACTAGTAATAGGCCCTCTAAATCCAAGGTGTTTGATGTGCTTATTGTATCTAACAATCGCACCAGCCCTAATTCAGGTATGTATTCATACATGTCAAAGAAAGGGGTTAGAGACAAATATTTGTCCTGCTTCAGGATTGATCACCTAAGCTATGAAACCATTAGTACACTACAAAAGGGACTAGATAAGTATAAAGGAAACCCTAAAGTAAAAAGCTACAAGTATATGAAAACCCTGTTTGGGCTATTTATAGGACCAAATAATTATAGAACACTTTCCATAGCCCAGGGCTCGATAGATGCAATAATTAAATATGACATGAAGTTATTGTCTAAGGAATTAAGCTAATGGACCCACAATTATTACAGCTAATACAAAGCATTCAGAACCAACAGAGGGGTTTAGCTACTCTAAGTAGATCTGTAGATAGCCTCGGCAAACAGATTCAGAATCAAATAGCTGCTATAGGAGCCCAGGGAACAGGAGGCGGTACTCCTCCCCCATCACCAGAGCCTACAGGATTTCTTGACCAACTAACCAATACTATAAAGGGTGCTTTTACTAATGTAGCAAACTCATTCGTATTAGATCTTAAGGAGTTCGTAACCCTTTCCGACAGACTCGCAGGACTAGGTTCTGACATTAGTGTTCTTGGGGATAGTGTAGTAGGTCTTGATGGGGGTTTACTAACAGCAGCTAAAAACTCATCAGCCCTTTTAGAAATGGGCTTTGATCCTCTTAACAGACAAGTGCTAAACCTAGCTGGTAGGATGGATGTAACAGGACAATCTACAGCAGTCCTATTCGGTAGCATTGAGAAACTTGTTAGACAAACTGATTTATCAAACAGTGAGATAGGGGATCTAGCGACAACTGTACAACAAAACTCAGAGGAAACTGGAGTAAGTACAGAAAGAATAGTTAAAGGACTCGACTCACTATCAAAGAGTTTGGATTTCTTAAATATAGCAGGTCTTTCAACTGAAGTTCAGTTCCTCACTGTAGAGTTACAGAAAGGATTACCCGCATCACTACAAGCTCTTCCTGGACAACTAATAAGCGGATTAGTTGAAGGAGGCGAAGGTTTAAGATCTGTTCTTGGTGTAGGAGGCGGTCGTTTAGAAGAAATTTTAGCGATGGGGACTGAAGGTGGTCCTGAGTTCCAATTAGCAATTGGCGAACTTAGAGATAGACTAGATAAGCAAATAGGTCTATCTCAATTATCGTTCGCAGAGCTAGAAGCAATTGGACCAGCTTTCGGAGGACCTCAGATATTAAATGCTATAAAGCAATTAGATGATGCGTTTAAGGAAGGGCCACCAGAAGCAAATATACAAGACGCCTTCGACGGTAGCATCAAAAACCTCGTTAACACACTGAAGGAACCCCTTCAATTCATAGCGTCTGTGCTTATTGAAAACTTTGTGGAGTTTATTAAACCTATAGCCGTTTTCTTAAAAGATAATAGGGAGAAGGTAATAGATGTTATAAAAGAAGCAGGTAATAAACTATTTCAAGGTATCCTAGCAACCGCAACCTTACTAGGAAATATTCTAAAACACACAGATAAGATTATAGGTGTTTTAGTAGCATCCAAGATAGCAGGCTCAATAGCTCCAACTTTAACTTCTCTCGGCATGGTATTCGGAGGTCCAGCGGGAGCAGCCGTAGGCGGGTTGTTAGGTGTCGGGGCTGGCGTTTTAGGTGGAGCGTTTGCAGCCGATAAGGTTTCCAAAATTACAGATCCTATAACAGACGGACTTGGAGAACTTAAAAACTTACTTCAAGGAGCTAATGATCTAACTGAACAGCAGATTACTGAGGATAGACTTTCAAGAATTTCTACACCTCCAGAAAGACAGCAGACGGATTTTGAGTTGTTCATAGGTAACTTTATGAGAGAAAGCTTTACAAACCTATCTATGTCGCAGTCAGGTAGAGCAGTTATAGAAGAAAGAATGCTTGACGCATTAGAGAATATTGGGAATAATCAACTCGGTACAACCAGAGCCGTCATAGAATCTAGCGACGACAGCGTTTTAAGGAGTAATAATTTAGATGGATAAGTATCAAAAAATAGATTCTCGTATAGAAGAAAGGGCTAGACTGACCTTTAATTTCTATGACGCAGGGGATACCAAAAGGATTGCACTACCTTTCTTTGAAAATGTTACTATCAAAGAATCTAAAAAATCTAGATTAGCCAAGTACGACCCTATAGGAAGATCCAGTTCTGTGTTCGCATACTTAGGAGCACAAGCCCGTGAGATAAAGCTATCTTTCAATATTACTACACCTTTAATTGTTGAAAGATACCTAACTCTTGAGAATAGAATATCCGCTAACAAGACACGATCTGAGATTGTCGAGGATTACAGAAAGCTTATTGATGATGCTCAAACAACCGAAGGCCCTATTGATTCAACGGTAGGAAAGTTTTTAGGCGTTCTCCCAGATACTGAAAAGTATCATTACGATCACGACGGCATAGATCCCATTTCTATAGTTACTGAAGCGGCAGCAAACGCTGGGCTGGCTGCTCTTGGATTTCCAACTCAGAATAATCCCATAAACGATCCAAAAAGAATTAACAGATCAGGACAGAGAAAAGGTCATGCGGCTGTCATAGAGTTTATAAATCTTATCAGATCCTCATTAGTTAACAATGTGGATCGTCCTGTTGACGGACCTCCTATTGCTGTTTTAGATTACGGAGTGCAGTACATTAATGTTCCATGCGTAGTTCAAAACTACAGCATAGCGTTTAACGATAAGTATGGATACGACTTGGAGCTTATGCTTCCAAGAGTTATTGAGTGTTCTCTAGATCTCATAGAAGTTAGACCTAGTGGAACTCTCGGTAGAGGAACCAACAACGCATTCAAGTTAACTGGTTGGGAATCTACCCTAAATGATCTAAAGAGAGGTAACAACCCAGAGGTGGTTTAATGCTAGTATATCCCACAAGATATGAATACGGATACTCAGAGATTGAGCATAAGGGAAAGAAGATATCAACTTCTTTATCTCCTGAGATGGACAATTTTATTCAAAACCTAGAAGTATCTTTTGATATTGAGAACGGTAAGATACCCATATATCACAATAGCAGACCGGACTTAACTTCTCACGCATTTTACGCAACTCCAAAGTACTGGTGGTTCCTCCTCATGTTCAACACGATAGAAGACCCATTTAACAGCTTTGATTCAGGTGATATAATAAGAATACCTAAGTTATGAAAGTAGGGCTTACAGCAGGAGATCTTCAGTCAGATAACTTTTCCATAGTTCCACAAGCTATGGTAGCTCTTGCATTTAATAGGGAGTCTATAAATTCTTTTTTTAACGGTTCTCTAACAGACAGCAGCGACGATTTTTTTGTATTTTCAAAAGGTGATACTGGGTTTATTGAATTCTCTCATGAATACGGAGCGGGCACTTCAGGGAAATCAAGTCTTAAATTTAGACTAAAGATTCTAGACGAGAACAATACCTTTCTTAATGCTTTGTTTGGTCAACGCTTTGAAGATTACATGAAGAGGGCTAAGGAAGCGTTACCAGAAGCTAGAGAAGAAGCTGGAGAATCCATAAGTGAATCTTCCGTATCGGACAGCTTTCTTCAACGAAACCCTGGATACTTTGATTTAGAATTACTATCAAAATTAGAACAGAAGCTTAATATTAGAAACAACTTCTATTTAACTTACGGAACAGGGCCTAGCAATAAGTATTGGGCTGGGCCATTCGTATGTACCTTATCAAAAGGTATTTACAAGGAAGACTCTGAAGGTGCTACTTTATTAGAACTTGAGTTTGTAGGATCATCTTCTGAAAAGGATATAAAGTCCAATAAGGTAGATACGGCAACAACCACATATTCATTTAACGATAGTATTCCATTTTTCAAAGTGACCACTACTGCCACTTTAGGTGAGATGTGGGCATTTTCAGATACCCTTAGAACTGATTTGCAAATAAGTTTCTTATACGACTCAACTCAAAAAGCCGTAGAAGATCTAGTAGTAACCTATTTAAAAGGTTTGGGTATAAAAAATGTTTTACTATGCTTTAGAGATATACCTAGAGCTTTTGAAGATATAGTTATAGATACACCTGATACTATAGCGAGAGGGGAATCAGTAGATTATGTTCTTAGTAATAGGCCCACGGATTCGTCCTACTTTATTCAAGGAAGCAACCCAGTCCTAGAGTTCGGTAGACTACAGAATTATTTCAATATTTTAGGTATAAGTTTCACAATGAATAATTCTGATAATACCAGACTTTATTCATTAGGAGAAGATGTTAATAATCTTACTAGAACTTCCATATCGTATCAAGAAAATACTAGAAGTGATATGCCTGAGCTTTCCCTCTACCCAGGTAACAATATAAATAACCCTTTGGTAGACACTAGCCAAGAGAAAATAGTAGAAGAATGGTCTTTGGCTCTAGACACTTCAAAAGTTGAAGAAACTGGTGAGACTATAGCTCCTGTCATGAGTTTATTAAAATCATTACAGTCTAGCTCCAGTAAACTTCTAGATCCAGTATTTAGATTTGAGAACAATGCTGAAACGGTAAATAAGCTTCACGAAGTTTACCCTGAGTATGTTACAGATCCTGGTGAATCTGTACTTATCATAGGAGAGAACTTTTTAATACAGAGTGTTCTTTATGGAAAAGAAATTAATGTCGATACTGCTGAATATATGCAGGGAACTGACGGAAGCATTGTATCAACAGTAGAGTCTCGAAAGGGTGATATGAAAGGCTTCTTTAATGACAGGAAAGTGAGAAAGCCTTACATATCTATTTTTGATGAAAGGGCTCAACTCGTTCCTGACGAGTTTGCTTTGGCTCAATCTGTTGTAGACAATATTAGAAAATATAATATTCCAACATTCAGAGTAGGTACTACGAATCCTAATGTTACAAGGATGACTGTAACTAGCGACGGGTTCCTTATAAGCACCATATCAGAAACCTGTAGACAGATAGCACAGTATGTAGCTCAACAAGTTTCTGATACTTATAACCAACAGCTTTTAAGTCCCGATAACGAAAGCACTCTTAGAAACTCTATAGAGAGAATACTATCGTCATTTCATGAAGAAAACTTCATTAATAATGTCGAGGAAGTAATAGACGCAGGAAATCCAGATTTTGCTAACATAGCATCAGAGGTTACGCAGCTAATTATAAACTCTCCGTCATTAAGATCACACCCTATTACAACTAAAAACACATCAGCTTCGTTAGTTGCCTATCTTTACAACTTCTACAGGCTGTTCAGCTTCTCTCACAAAGCAATATTGAAAACACTACCCCAGTTTAACTTCTCAGAGACTGACTTGTTAGGAGATAACTGTATATTATTCAAGGATATAAATAAGACCTTACTAGGAGATACCTCAATAACTAGAAGTATTTATACAGGAGTTTGGACAATATTAGGGTTTAAGCATGTTATTAGTTCTAACGATGCTTACTCTGAGTTCTCTGTTGTAAAGAAGCCTTTTTCATTGGAGAGTAACACATGATAGCGATAGGAACAATTAGAAGCGAGATTGATTTCCTTGAGAGTGGAACCATCAAGGTATTAATAGACAATATAGGCGAAGAACCAGTTGAGTACACTAGTCCTATGAAAGGGACCTCTGCTGGATTTGTAGCAGTGCCTAAAGCAGGTGCTAGGGTTATTGTATGTAAACCAGATAATATATCCAGATGGTACTATGTAGCAACAATATCAGGACCCAGCAGAGCGTTTGAAAAGGGTAGCCTAGACACAGTTGATAGCGTTCTAGGGGGAGATATACAACCTTACTGGTCCATGGAGAACCCCTACTTGCGGAGTATCGTTCCTCAAGTAATTGGAATGGTAACTTCTTTAGGGGCTGGAATGGTGTGTAGCGATTCATCTACCCCAAATGTAATACGAAGGTATACCACTTTAAAGTCTGGAGGAGATCATTGTGTTGTTTTAAGCGATGACCCAAAGAATCAAGGCGTTACCATAAAAACAAACCAAGGAACCCCAGGACAGTTTAACGACCCCGAAACAAAGATCGTTTTAACTGGAAAGGATACTGAAGACCTTCTAGGGCCAAACGGAATAAACATTCAAGCTAAAAGAAATATTTGGTTTGAAAGTAGGTTTGGTAACTGGATACAAAGAGTATTTAATGGGGGTCGTATGTTAATCTCAAACAGTTCTAGATCTGATAGTTCTGACGCTGAGAAAAAACAAGACGGTGAAATACAAATACAAACTTACCATAACGACATTCATATCTGCGTAAAGAACAATAAAAAGAATGTAATCATAGAATCCTGGGGTGACGGTAAAGTTCAGGTGTATGCTCACGATGTTCAAGTTAGAGCAGACGGGAATATTCATTTAGATGCTGAGGATGATATTCATATTAATGCTGGAGGTAATGTAAATATTGATGCAGGAAGCGACATATACCTGAACTCACAGAGAGCAGAGCCTGGAGATAGGATAAAATCTAATGACGAGCAACTAAACGGCTCATTAACCTTAAGACCTTAATACAATGACAAAATTCAATCCAAGTATATTATCATCTCCATTAGAATATGCAGAACTTGAATGGGGCGTTCCAGGATGTTTAATGGACCTTACGAGAGATATTATCTCATTACTTCCATCAGATCTGCTAGGAACATATCAAAGTAGCGTGGCTGAGGGTAGAGAATCAGCACGGTGTTGGATGGCTACTAAGACAAAGGAGTTCTTTGGAGACAGCGGATTCCTTACATACAACACCACTACAGGTAAGCTAGAATTCTTTTCACCTACCTCAAAGGCATCTACTTTGGCGGGGTTAGATACTCTAGGGTATTATGCTGGAATAGGACAGGCTGCGTGGCAAGCAGTAGAGGGTGCTTTAGATCAGATAGAAGAGATATCAAACTGTATTGATTCTGTTAAACAGTACTTTGATGATCTTAACGACACTAACAAACCGACAGGAAACGCCACCGTAGCACCTCCTGTTTTCCCAAGTGCAGCCGTAGCAGCAGGGTTTTCAGAGTCTTACAATAGAACTGTAGACTTTGATAACAGGGCCAGTGCCGTAATCAATGATATTAAGGACGAGCTTGATTTAAGAAGAAGAGATCCTTCAAGAGAGCCTGTCCTCATAACTGATCCTACAGACCCCGATACTTCAGGAGTTGTAGAAACCCCTGCCATCTTTAGATTAGTATACGGACCCCCTAAATCTAAGTCAGGGCAGTTCTTACTATCAATAGATGGTATTTATTACAACAGTCAGACTTCCTCTTATAGCATGGGTGATGTCCCCACTGCCGCAGATATAGGCATGGTCCCATCTCCTGAGAAGTGGAAAATGGAACATCCTGCTAACTTGGGTGGTAAGGGAGATGGGTTCTCTCTAAAACAAATTAACAGATATGTAGGAACACTGTTTGATATAGACATTATTGATGATTCCACGGCCATGGAGACTTATTACAGTAGCGATAACATGTTAAGAACCTTGATAGGTCAGAAGAATGTTGCTGTCAATAAGTTAAGAGATGATAGGCTTGAATACATTGCCTCTGGGTATTCTGAAGATTCTGCGATAGTGTCCAATCTTAATAATCAAGTTTACTCTGTAGTATCTGAATTCGACTACAAGATTAGCAAGAGAAAGAAGCAGATAGAAGTCGCGGTTAAAGCACCAGACTTCTTTGGTATAGGTCAGGTGTTTACCCCAGGGCACATTCCTATCAACGACTTCACCTACTTAAGCTCATTAAATCTTCCAGTAGAAGTAGCCAGACAACGGAACTTAACCTTTGATCACGGAGAGGTTGAAGATATTATTCTTCCTCTAGTTCCACGGTTTGTAAAAGCTAAAGATTCTGAATGGAGAGTTACTTTAACACCTCTAGAGATTGCTGAGGTAGGAACGGGAGATATTATAGATGTTAACGATACCTCCGCTAACGCCGCCCCAGTTTTAAGAGTTACAGAAGGTATAGTAAAGGATGATACACTTGAGGCTTCTTACTCTTTCCTAATACCTTCAGTTGAGACTAATGGAAAATCTGGAACTTTTAGGGCTCTGAATGATGATGACGATGGGGGATACCATGACGCACAGTTAGTAGGGAACAATGTTTCTTCTGTATTCGCAAGCGGTGTTTCCATTCCAAAGTTAGATGGCATTGTTAGATACAAGTACAATATAAACGGAAACACAAGTAGTGTCGATTTTGATAAGCTAGGTTCATATGTAAGGCTTCCCGATTCACCTAAGATGCAGAACCTGATGTACAACTCAAAGGGTTGTTCATTTGATTTCTGGATTCATATGCCAAACTTAGGGGCAGCCTCAAACTTTGCAGAACAGGATCCTGCTGTTGTCCCAAACTTCGCTGCATCAGATTCATCCTGGACTGACTACAACTACTACAAGATAATTCTTGCAAACGAGAATATAGGTGGGTCATACCAAGAGGACGACATTACTCTAATGACTGACAACTTTGGAACAACGAGTGTCAGGGGTATGCTAATGGGCTTTACAAGAGACCCTCAGATAACACAAAATAGCATAGTGGGCAGGGGTTCAGATTTTGATATAGGAGATACCCTTGGAGTTACTACGGCGGATACTGTAAATACTACCCACTTCTTTATAGCTCCAACACAGTCTGCAAATGGAACTGATGTAGATTTTATAAGGAAGGGAGATTGTAATGTTCAGGGGGATGAGTATAGAGCAATGTCAGTTTCAATATCATCCACAGTAGGTATTGGAAACAATACTGTAGCTTTATCAGACGCCTCTGAGACCTTTGTACATGTTAGCGTATCCTTTGATGTTACTAATGATGAGGTTTGCATTAGATTAAATGGAAAAGACTTAGCAACAAGTAGCTATTCCGAACTGTTTGGAACACAACCTGGATTCCCAGCAAAGATACCAACCTTTATATCGCCTGAGGATTCTCAAAACCCAAGTTATAGTTATTCAAATATTAGCAAGGGTCCTAAAACCAATACTTATTTCACACCTTGGATTATAGGAGGTGGATATACTGATGGTATAGCTGTAAATCTAACAGGCTCGAACACAGGATCTGGAGGCTTTATGGCTACATCGCACGGGCTTTACAGCGGTCTAACAGGTCATGTTGGAAGTTTCAAGATTTACTCTAGACCTCTAGATACTACTGAGGCTTTAAAAAACTACGAAGCTCACAAAGGATATTACGAGGATATTAGAACATAATGGCACTTTACGGAAGTAATATATCCACTGAGATAAAGGATGCGTCCATACAAAAAATACAGCAGAAGTATTATGGATGCGGCTTTCCTACAGGTAAGAATAGCAAAAACATATTTAATAAGGAATATGGCTCTGAGCTTGTAAAGTCTCAAGTGAAGCAGCTTCTTCTTGTAGATAAAGGTGAGCGGGTTATGCTTCCTAACTATGGGATAGGATTGAGGAGCTACCTCTTCTCTAACATAACACCTGAGGATGTTTCTGTAATAAGGACTGACATAAAGGATGCGATTGTTAAGTATATTCCAAACTGTGATGTTCTTGATATAGATGTCGTGCTCGCACAGAATTATAAGTATGGAGGAATGGATGGACTCCTTATAAAACTAAAGTTGAAGCATTTACAGCTTAATCAAATATTAGATTTCAATGTAGAACTATGAGTAACATACCTTACACAACAGCAGCATCAGATTTCCTTAAAAAGAATATTGTTGATATAGAGAGTCGCGGGGAATTAGTTGATTTCACAGCTACAGACTTTGCAACACTTAGATCAGCACTGCTGGATTATATTAAAGCTGTATACCCATTCGATTACCAGAACTTCACTGAGTCAGACTTCGGTGTAATGTTCGCTGAACTCGTAGCCTACATGGGTTCGATAATGTCATACAAGGCTGATATGCTCGCTCATGAGGGGTTTATTAAGACAGCAAAGAGTAGACATAATGTAAAGAAGCTGTTGGAGTTAATAGGTATAAGACTTAGGGGTCCATCTGGAGGTGCTGGATCTTGCAGAGCCACCGCTAACATAGAGCTAACCACAGAGTCTTACTCTATTCCAGTACAGAACCGCGTGGTTAGCGTAGCATCACCTACTGACGGCGGACCAGTAAACTACACTTTGTATACTGTTGAAGGTGGTGTATTAAACCCACCAAGCTCTGATGGCTCAATAAGCCTTTTAAGTTCAACAGCGGATAACCCAAATGCGCCTCTAGTCTGGAGTAACTTAGCTTTAGTAGAAGGCGCATTAGGAGAGGATGTAGGAACCTTTACAGAGCTAGGTGCTTTGAAGCAGGTTACTCTTCAAGAAGGCCCCGTTATTGAGAATAGTATTCAGGTACTTGTAGAAAGCACGGATAGTGAAGCAAGCGGAGTGTACACCGAGGTTGAAAGTCTTTTCTCTGCCTCGGGCGCAGATCATAGAGTTTTTTCTGTAGTATACGATGATGATTATAACGCTACAGTATTATTTGGGGATGGTACAAACGGTGCGGTTCCACCAACTAATGCAACATACAGAATTTACTATAGAGTAGGTGGAGGTGAGCGGGGAAACGCTCCAACAAGCTATATAAACACCACGGTTCAAAACAGCACAGGCGGTGTATCCTTTGTTATAGAAAATGTCGCTGCTATAACCGGGGGTGCTGATGCTGAAACCGTACAGAGAGCCAAGGTTTACGGCCCTCTAGCATTCAAGTCCCAGGACAGGCTAGTGACTCTAGAGGACTACAAAACCTTCGCTACGCGCTTCGTAGGGCCTACAGGATCAACTGCTAAGGCAGTAGCATCTACAAGGAAAGGGTTCTCATCTGCAAATGTTATAGATGTGTTTGTTCTAGAAAAGGCTAATAACCTACAACTTCAAAAATCATCTGCTGCATTTAAAACATCATTACTAGAGGCGATGAATCAAAAGAAGATGCTCACTGATGAGTTAGTTGTAGTGGACGGTTTGGTAAGAACTGTAGATTTATCCATGACGGTTTTCGTAGACAGATTCTTCCTTAAGAAGGAGATTGAAATATTACAACGATCCTCAGACATGGTTAAGAACTACTTCAATGTAGACAATCGAGAGTTTGGAGAAAGAATATGGTTAGATGATATTAACAGGGCCGTATTCAACGGAGTTCAGGAAGTTAAAATAGCAACTATAGATAACCTAGATAAGGACATACAACTGAACTATAACGAAATTATTCAATTGAACAACTTAGTTATTAATGTAAGCTATGTATAAGTACTTCCCTAGAAACTACCATGAGATCTTAGATACAATAACCCCTAAGATCTATATTGAAGAGGATCTTAATATAAGCTCTCTTAAGAGCCAAGATTTATTAGATTCAATTCTTCAAAGTATAATCTATTACTCAGAGAATAGTTTTAAATTCTCTGATCCTGCTGATTATTATAAAAACCCTCTTCTAGTTTCTGGAGTAGGTGCCCTTTCAGGTATCAATTCTCCATCGGGTATGCTCAAATACTTTGAGCCTCACTCTGAACTTAACACTATTAGACCTGATGATTTTGAGCTTGAGATTCTAAAGCCGTTAGGTTATTCCTTAAAGGATTTTGATACTTCCACTGCGTTATTTACATTCATTAGAGGAACAATTTACAATAAGATAGGAAGCACCCCCACGGATTTCGCAGACCTAGCAGATAAAACAGCAAGCGCATTCGGATCAACACCAGAAGAGACCCATGAATATCTAGCCAACTCTATGGGTCTTTGGTATTTTCTAGCTTATCAGCCTACAAACACTTACTCTAAGGCACCTAGAAACTATACATCAGAGACGATTGCGAGAAAACTATCTCAAGGTAAGACCTTAACAACAGCAGACGCCGTTAAGGATTACTTCAGATATCTGTGGAATAACTATGAAACCCTAATAGATCCTGTAATTGATTTAGGCGCTCTGATTCCATCTTTCGGGGTTTCTGGTACTGGCATTCATACTAGCGGTACTCAAGGTCTTGATCGTATTCTTACTTTAGTAGATGTTCTTTACAAAGAAGGTGAGTTAAGAGAGAAGGACAGGTATGTAAAGGATGTCTTCGACCAATATGTTCAAACAGGATATGTACCAAACACCTTGGTAAGACAAGGACCTTTCTCTAAGTTCATGAGAGCAGTCTCCTATATGATGGGAGATATTGATGAGTACAACGCCAAGATAAAAGCATCAAAAGCTATAGACGATTGCCCAGAGTATCTACTCCCGTATCTTGGAGATATTATTGGATGGAAATTCTATGGTGCCAATTCGGCATCTTGGAGAAGGCAGCTTAGGTCTGCGATAACTCTTTACAAAAAGAAGGGAACTAAAGACGGTCTTATAAAAGCATTTACAGCCGTACTCCCAGGAGTTCCAATTGATTTGGATACTAGCATCACAGAGATGTATGAATCATACATTCCTAACCTGATGTACTATCTTCTTGTAACTGAGTCTCCAATGCTAAGTAGTCTAGAGGCTTGGACTTTTAACAGGGCTCTAAAGTTTAATCAAGGAGAGTATGCTCCAAATAACCTAGACACCAACATCAGATATTGCGTAGATCATATTATGCTCCGCGCAGTAGAGAAGTTTCCTGAAATCTTTAACATTAGAGGTTATCCTTTTGATGTTAAGGATCCGAACTTCCTTTTCAATTATAGAGATCGTGATTTCCATATACCACCTTGGGAAGAAGAGAAGTTCTATATGTCATGCGATCTCCATGAGGAGGTTGTTAAATTCTTTAGAGACGAGATCGTATGTTTAGGAGTTCCTGATTATTACGGAGATTACTTTGAGAATTATGTTCTTGACAGGACAATACGAGGGTTTCAACCAACAAAGAGATACGAGAACACTTTCTTATTCTTCACAGACACTGTTCAGTTCGCACCAAACTACGAAAGGATTACAAAGTATTCTTCAGTAGACTTATTGAAGTACCTAACTCTTTGGAGTGGAAAATCTTCTCACTTTGATTTCACTCTTTCAGGGTCATCCTTTGAAGAATCCACCTTACTTGACAATTTAAATTACAGCAAGGAAGACTTCTTCGCAGCTTTGGGAGTTGTTAACGACTTCACTCCCGCTAAAGCTGTACCTAGAGTACACTTTGATCTTACAGCCTTAGAGCTTGCGAAGGATGCTGACCACTTATATCCAAAGGTAAAGTATTCACTAGTAGACTTCCCTACAAGCGGTGTCATGGCATCTCAGGCATATTCTGGTCTAGACATGAGACACCCTGATCTAGGGTTATTAGGGGCATATAGAATACCTTCCTTCACTGAAGACCCACACAGAACCCATGTCAGCCACCAGGACTTACCAGTTTTCAAAAGAGAGCAATCTGATTACTGGCAATACGGTGTAAAGAACAACTGCTATTCGTTTGATACTACTATATCATCAGGACCTTTAACAGTCTCCGGTCCTTATGACGCAGAAGCACAGAGAACATCCATAAGAAGAAGGGACTTCTCACAGAAGCTTTCAAAAGGAGAGAATTACTTAAAGAACCATACAGCGGGTCCTAATTTCTATCTGTCTATGTCGGGAGGTGAAGTATACGAATCCCTAGAATCTTCCGCTGGAGACCCTCCTTATAATTACTTAACGCTTGGACTTGATCCAAGAAGCGGATTGTTCGCAGAACCAGACATCCATAATTTAAAAAACACTGTATGGGACAGGTGTGAGAACATTTATTCTCCAAATATTTATGGGGGTGCGTCAACCTCTGCTACTTACGAAATACGAGGACCTCTTGAATGGGATACTAGTGCGATAGATGTAGAGAGGGAGCATCATTTTGTAGACAGAAGTAATACTAGTGAGGTAAGATACCTTCTCTTTAAATTAATTGATCAGAAGATAGAAGGAGAGGCTGAGGCGATTTTTGGAAATGCTCCTGTTCTATTTTCCAAAGATTTAAACAGTCATGATATTATTGGGTCAATAAAGGCTCGTCTTTGGGAAGATAAGGATTTATCAGAAGAAGATTACTTCGAGTTTGCGTTTAATACTTGGAAACCTTCTTGTAGGCATATGTTCTACACGGTACACAGGCTATACGATTTCTATATGAGGAGCTTTGATTACCACAGGCTTTCAGATAAGGAACTTGAAAAGCTAGTTGACGGAGGAGGTTCTATAATTTCACACGCATATGGACCCATAGCACATAACGCAGGGTTTAGAGTCCTAGGTCCTTCTAGTCTTTTATTCGGTGCAGGCTTAGTACCACCAGCCCCAGACAGAAGAATAACAACAGATGTAGCTAACGAGTATGAAAATGCTGTAAGATCAGGAACCTTCGCAAATATTAATGGAATATATAATCAAGTTTCTAGAGAGCGAGATTTAGTTCCAGGTAAATACAGAGAGGGTAGAACCTTTGGTAACATTAGCGGAGTTGAACTAGTAGATAAAGATTCAGAGATAGACTCCGTGGGCTATACTTCTAAAAACAAGTTTATGTTATTGAACTTGTCAGATGATAACAACAGAATAGAAGAGCCTAACTTCCTCCATAACAGATACTCCATAATTATGAAAAGCCTTGAAAACTTCCCAAGGCTTAGATTTAATATAGGAAGTAATATTTACGAACCCCTACTAACTCAACCTAATGTTCCTCAATATTACGGTGATAGGATTAATAAGCTGCTTCCAGAACATGAGTTTACCTTAACATTAAGTTCTCAGTTTTTAAGAGAGTTTTCTAATGTAGCTGGTGGAGGTTCTGTTGGAGTCTGGATTCATACAATTCCTGAATTAGATACATGGGGTAACTATGTTTTCTGGAACTACATGCCTGATGGAAAGTGGAAACTTATAAAAGCATCAACCGTACATCAAAAAAAGGAAGGGGTTAAGATTGTAAAGAACGAGTTGTCTCATAGAAAGTATATTGATCTTCTCAATGTAGATGAGCTTGTTTGCTATGAAAACTTAAGTGCTCCGAAATCTGTTCTCTTATCCCTTAAAGAAACTGATTTAGATCAGTTTACTATAAAATTTAATACTAAGAATAGAAACATTAAGTGCCCTCCCGAGTATTACAGAAACCATAAACAAGTCCACAGAGAAGATCAAAATTATGTCATAGAGGTATTCCCTGAAAACTCTTCTGACACTTCAAGATTTTGGATAACGACTGGAATAAATGTTAGAGATGAGGATCTATACAAGTGTACTTTCTTAAACCATTACTTTAAGCATGATGACTATTCAAGGATCACAACTCCAACTACAGAATCTTCTCAGTTCATACGACCAGATAATACAGTAGTTCCATTCGGAACCTTGTTGTGGGCTGATTCTAGCGGAGGTGTGTATGAGGGAGATACTAGATTAACATTAGCTCATACTTTAAAGAACAACCTTAATGATGAGCTTCCTAAGCTTTATAAGACGGCTGAGATTTATACTGACTCAAAGTGGATAATAACTGAAAACATTATTGTTAATGTTGGAAAGGACATTCATGAAGGATACTTTAGCCAGTTAAGTGAGGACGAATTCTCCCCCTCCTCTGTTAAAGTATTACCTAAGGACTTAGGAACCCATATAATCAAGGATGGTGAGTATCATACTTCAATATCTCCACAGGATATGATGGTTATTCTAAGGTTCTTTAAATCAATGAGTGATGATGATCAATCAAGATTTATAGGATTGTCTGAAAGAGTTCATGGTGAATACGGGGGTAGTAGACTAAATTACAGAATCCACCCAGGAAGCTATGAGACAACCACCAGCTATGAGACAAGAGGTGTCTATAATACATTGGAGTTTACTAACTGATGAAAGGAGAAGTTCAGGTATTTGCCATGGGCAATAACGGGGAGCAAAGACTCCTAAAAGAATCCAACCTAATAATGGACGGGTTCGGTGAGTGTGTAGCTACAATATTAACCACTCCTTCGTCAATTGTTTCAAATGCGGAACATGGTGTATCAGATGATGTTTTACAAAGGCTTGATACCTCTAACTTTACAATAGGTTCTATAGCGTTTGGCAAGGGGACTAAAGGTTTCATGCATAACGCACATGATATTAAGAATGTGAATATGCTAGGGTTCTCCGAGAACCTATTTGAGAACTTCGATGCTACTGCTACCTGGGTAGCTGGAAACTGGGGTAACACTCCCACATGCTTGCTTTCAGTAACCTCATCCACCGAGACCGCTGGAGACTTGAGTAGTTCCGTTACTCACTTAAACGCAAGCTCTGCTTCCACAAGCAGGGTGGCTAATAATCTTTCCCAGTTCGTTACGACTAAGCCTTTAAACGCTCTTTATGATTCACTGAACTTCTCAGTAGATTTCAAGTTTGATTTTGAAAATGCTTCACAAAGTTGTAACGCTGACAATGAGAGGTTTTCAGCTATTAGCATATCACAAACAAGTAGTACAGCGACTCCTTATGATTTAATATCTCAAAGGTTTAATACTATAAAGTGGGATGTAAGTGGAAACGGAACTCTTCTAAACTCTTCAGAAGACCCTAACGGAGATTTCTCACACGGTTACATAAAGAAGCTTGGAAATGGTTGGCACCGATTAACATGTGTTCTTGAGCCTGCATATTATCAAGCCTTACCTTCTACAGATATACTTTACCCTTACTGGTTCGAACAAGGTAGTATAACTTCGTCGTTAGACTATAACGGACATCCTTTATACAATGATCAGGACTATGAAACTGAGGAGATTGTGGGATCAGATCCTGTCACTGATAGAGTTGGGTATATCTATGGAACCAATGGGATAGACTTAGATACTCTAGATTTCGGATATGGTCCTAACACCACCGCACAGTTTAGTTTCTTTTTAAAGAAAACAGATTCACATGTTAGGGTATCCCTAACCAAGTATTCTCCAGTAGAGGAAGTACTTGACCTGACCCTTTCTGCAACTAACGGAGATTTAATAACAACGACTGCTTCGTCTATAAACCATAGCTACGAGGTAATTGATTACAGCAGTGAGTGGTTTAAGATAAATTTCAACATAGTTGATACAGTGGGAGACGCAGAAAGATATCGTATATTAATATATCCAAAAGGAGATGCGTCTGCTCCTACTAATAGTTGTGTTGTATGGGGTCCAAAGCTATTCCTAAAGAGGGATGCGGGGTTCATGCCTTCATTAAATCATGACATCACCTGCACAATATATCCAACATTACCCATACCTGCAAAAGCTTTATCTGGAAGTGATAGATTAAACCTTACTGTAGATCCTTCCGACTTAACTGGAGGTATTTATATATCAAGACCTAGCTTGTCATACGGTACTTCTCCAGCTATATACACCCCAACGACAGGGTACGATAGCGACTACCCAGTGGATCCACTTCATGCATACCTAGTCGAGATGTCTGTTAATTTCTATGGATTATCAGGACAAGGTACGCTATATTCTGACACCTCTTCTGTACACCCTATAAGCAATCCTCCTAGAATACCGAACCCTAAGGACAAGCTTCTTGAGTATGGTGTTAGACTTCCTGTGGAATCTTATAAAGATTATGTTTTTGATATTGATAAGAACTTAAACTACTTAGGGTTCCCTACTCATGAATTACCTATTGAAGGGGTGGAGTCTTCTGATAGCATTGATGGTTTTGGTCTTAGAGGAGACGCTAGGCACTTTGGAGCCTATTGCCCCTCTGCTGGTGCAGTAATCTCTCTTCTTTCTGGAACAGGTGCCGCAGACTACAGAACACCAGCTTCTTCTGTTGAGTATAGTGCTGGTGTAAATCATCCTGATAGAAGAACCATGGATAAGAACGGCCATATAAATGCTTATTATCCAACCAGAGGAGAAACCCAGGATGCATTTGGAAGACTAATAGTGTCAGCCAACCCAGATTTCTCTTCCACAGGAGAGCTTTCCTGCATATGCATTATACCTTCAGGGGATGCTGCTGTAGCAAACATGTATGGTGGCATATTTGAAGCAGGACTGTACGCCATGGACCACGAAGAACTTCTTAAAAATGCCGTCATACCTTTTGGAGTGGCTTCAAAAAGTGTGGATATTGGGAAAGACTTCAACTATAAGTTGATAGCTAAGAAGACCTTTAATGATAATATAGTTGTTGCAAGAGATTATCTTACATCAGCAGGGATAGCCCTTCACGGAAATATAAAATTAGTTTGGAGATTGAAGTTCCTATGATTGGAGAAGTTACAGTTACTAAAGTTTATAAAGATGGCAGACGAGAAGTTGTCATCAAGAACGATAGGAATATGATAACAGATGGCTTAGGTATATCCTTAGTTAATCTTTTCACATTAAACCCACTAAACCCCAGGTACATTCTTGATAACTTTAAACTAGGTTACTTTCAAGTAGGGACATCAGGAGTTTTTGATAAAGGACCAGTACCTTCCGATTTTGAAGATTGGGAATCCTTAGTACCTGATTCAATAGGAAACAATTTCTATGAGTTATCAACCCCATTAACAATAGGAGAATATGGGGAAGACACCACCTTAAAACCAGCAACCAGAAAGATTATTACGGTATCTAATCCCTTTGCTGATGCTAAAGATTTAGACTATTACTACAAGGACGCTAACATAGTTGAATTTGAAGAGGATCCTGTAACTAGGATAACTGAAAGCGCGATTCATGTAAAAATAAACATTGATGAAAAGGGGTGTAATGGTCAAGAAATATCAGAGCTAGGGTTATTCATTAAGAACCCTGAAGTATTTCAATCTAGAGAGCGTCCATGTTTAGCTGCGTACAAACTTCTTTATGAGCCTATATTAAAGAACGAGGAATTTTCTATTGACATTGATTGGGTACTATACTTTTCAGACGCGGAGGCTGGGTATAAGAAGAACACCGACGCGAATCTACTCTACTTTAGCCCTGCCGTAAAAGCTCAAAATAAACCTGGAAGTGTTTACGCAACCTACATGGAAGAGAGTGAGGTTTATAAAGTTACAATAGAGACACCTGTTCCTTTAGAGGAAGATGGATACTTGTACTACTCAGTCTCTGGTGATGCTGTTAGTGGTCTTCACTATCAAATAGACAAACCATCTCCCGTATTTATGTCTAAAGGATCAACAAAAGTAGAGTTACAAGTTTCCTCTCTAGATGTCTTTACTCATTATTTCTCTCCAAAAAAGCTTTACATAAATTTATCTAGATTTACAGGACCGAGAAACTTACCCGTTAAGGAAAGAGATCTTCTGTCCGATCAGTTCCTTATTCATCTAAGAACTATAAACCCTGCACCTATAGTAAGGTTATTAACCCCAACAGAGGGTGTATTAGATGACAACCCTTTCAATCTTTCAGCCGCAATTGAATTTAATAACGGTGTTTTAGGTCCTGAGTATTTAAGCGAGGACATTCAGGTTTACTTACAGTTATCTTCAGACAGATCCCTAGAGTTCTCTTCTGGGATATTAACTATACCAGCAGGTGAGCGTGTTGGAAGTATTTCTATACAGACAACGGGGACGGGTCCTATAGGCGTTTCTTCATACAATACTCTTTCATCTAATTCTCAGTATAACTACTTTGCACATTCAAATAACTTCGGATTCTCTAAAGCCCTGTCTTCATATCCTTTAACAGAACCTAGTCAGATTGAAGAGATGATTACTGAAAGGTATTCGTTTGTCCCTATTAACGGAAGCGGGTGGTATTCTGATAAGTTTATGCCCTGGACTCCTGCCTATGTCTGGTTCCCAGGAGACCCTACCCTTAAAGTACATAGTAATTATGATCTGTGGTCAGCACAACCCCCACTTGAGGTTTTTTCACAGCTTAGTTCTTTAGATGCAGCAGCGCCTGATGGTGTTCAAGACGCAACCTTATGCTATACTCCGTGCTCAGTGTATGCTTGGTATGCCAGGAAACCTGTAGACATAAACAACCCTGGTCTTTTTGCTGGTGCAACTAAAATAAGAAGAGAGTATACAAGTGATGACCCTAATGGATTGAATATATCACCAGGAGGTGATAGCCAGAGATTCTATTTTGAAAATACTACTGACGGGTCATCAATATCTTTGTCTGTATATTTCAAGAAGATAGAAGGTACAGTTACGGTAGGCGATCAAACTGTTAAAGCTTCCCCAGTAATTAACATGAGCATCTACTCTAGAGGATTCCCAGGGCTCACTCCCCAAGAAGCACCTAATCACTCAACAGTTGGAAAATCAGCCACTTTTGTTTGGAACGAGTCCACGGGTGGATTAGAGCTTAGTGGTATTACAGCGGAAGGAGCTTGGACTAATAACGGTCAGCTTAGTGATGCTGGCGTCTTTTCTGGAGTTGGTTATGATTCCGCTAAATTCGGGTTTGACGATAAGTGGGCGAGCGTAGAAAATGGTTGGTATAGAGCATATATAACTGTATTGGTTGACAGAGACTTTACAGACCAAGGAATATATGCGCCATTAACCTATGAAGGAACGGGTGCTGTTTCTCAATACTTTATACATTACTCTGTAGATTCTGACGGGGATTTATCTCAGCTTCCTGGGTACAACGATGGAACTTATGTGAAGAGTGACCTTGGAGATCTTACGATACCTGTTGATATGTCAGGAAGTATTTTGGCTTGGGGTCAGTGGGAATATGGTATTAATGAACGATCTGGGGTTTATAAAGGATTCCCTAGGCAATATCAGCCTAACGGAGATTCAATATTCTCCCCCCTCGGAAACTGCTTCATGAATAATAACTTTTCTTCTGTAGAGGTTCCACAAGGGATTAGCTAAATGCGCTTAATCTGATAATTGCGATATATACTATTATAAAAGTAGACATCCATGAAAAAAGAAACCACATATAACCCTGTAGGAAGACTTCAAATTTGGAAAGTTTTTAACGACAGGGATAAGGATAAGGAGCTTGTTTGGGACGAGCACAATGTCATTACATCTGGAATGGGTGTCGGCTTGTCTCATTTATTCTCTGCGTCAGGATCTACATCTATAGCAGATTATCAAATAGTAAATTTTCAGATAGGTACTGGAGGTGATTTTGATAATTATGGAGCTTATACTTTTAGATTGAATTCTCCTTTAGATGCATCTGACTATGGTAATGAGTCTAGCTTTGTTCAAGAGAGTCTTTTCCCTATAGAGAATGGGGCATTAGGAACATCAGGAACTTTTGGAAAGATTCGATTTAGTAACATACATAAAATTAACAAGACTGCTGTAAGGTTTACTATTGTATTGGACAGCAATACAGCAAACATTACGGAACAGTTAAGTGAGATAGGGTTGTTTATGAGAAACCCAAGAGGTTTGGTAACGCCCTCTCCAATCCTTGTTGCCTACAGACCCTTCGTTGAAATATCAAAAACGAGAGACTTCTCGTTAATCTTTATTTGGACAATACAATTCTAAAATGGCTGGATTCGATATAGATGACCTTTACACTGTTAGTGCTGGCGTTCTCTTAAGTGACTACTGGAACCCTTTTGTAACTAAGCACGACACTAGTTCCTTCTACAACTGGGAGCAGGACAACCTTCCTCTGTATGATTTAGAGGAGCGCACTGATTACCTATGGGAGAAATTAGGATACCCTACTTCATCTCTTCCTGGAATGGTCCTTGCTGTATCATCTTCGATCCCTACTCACTTAGATGTAAGTTGTAACTTCTTCCTAGATCTTTCATCAGCCATTAAAGCCCTACCTGAAGTTCTGCACATGCCCGTCTTGATTGAGGTCTGTGCTTCAGGGTATCTTGGTGATTTAGAGCTAGACAATATAAAATGCATGGGCGATGGAGCCTTGGAAATTATAAACAGGGCTTCTGCTAGAGTTATAGGGTCTGATCCACACAAAACTTCATCTTCTGATTTTTCAGCCGTAACATTTGCCAACGACATTAATGGATATGGAGCAATACTTGCAATCAGTTCTGGTGATTATCAGAATGTAGTCGCTGATACTTCTTGTTTATTAGCATCTTCTAACGATGTAGAGTTTGTTCAGGACAGTTCGGAAGGGAAGTGTAGAGGTTTTGCTCAAGTAAGACCTCATCTATACGCTAATTCAATTCAAGGAAGGCACCTAACGGATTCTGTATCCAACACTATGAACAATTTAGCTGATCCTAATAGACCTTTAGTAAATCCTATAGGACAAGCAAAGTATCCAACCTCTGTGGTGTTAGACTATACAACTACTTCATTAGATTCTTCTTGTAATACTTCTTACGATGATACTTTAATTACAAGAAGTAAGCCCCAAAATAATACAACGCCTGCACATGCAATAATCACATCTAACTCATTAAGACGAGTTCATATAGAGAACTGTGATGGTCCTATTTATATAAGAAACTTTATAGTTGACCCTGCTGAAGATAAAGTAACCGTCCCTTATAATTATTCTCACAGTTTCGATGAGGGTGTTGTTATTTCTAATAGCTCCAATGTTACTCTAGAAAACTTTGGAGTAATGCGCTCTAGAGGTACGGGCCTTTTACTTAAGAATTCCAATGTAGATCTTAGAAGAGGTTTCGCAGCAAGTAGAAATTATTTACATCTAGACGCTAATACCAGAGACGAGTCTTACGGAATAAAATCTTATAATTCAACTATTAATATTAAATCTGATAATTATGTTTCTGGTTCGGAATTCTTATTCAATATTCAGGAGCACACTGTAGGACTATACCTACATAATTCAGTTATAACGGGTGGGGATAGCTTCTCTGAAACCGACAACGGGGTATTTTGTGAACCAACAGTTCTAAACTTCTTTTCTAACAAGACCAACATAGAAGCGGTTAATTCAGAAATATCAACTAAGGGATTGATAACATGCTACAACGGTGATAAGGGATTAAGAGCAGTAAACTCTACTTTAATTCTAGATGGTATAAACATAGAGGCTAATGAAGATGTTGGTATGGAGCTTATAAACTCCCATGTTAGATATGGTGGAAGTAATTCTAGGCAGTCTGGAGACCTGATGGCTTATGGTGCTGAGGCTTCTTACTTAGCTCACACCCCCTACACTTATCAAATATCCTTTACTAGTAATGGTCGTCATATGACCATGCATAATTCAACTTTTAAGCTAGATGATGTAGAGACTGGAATCGCTCAAGTTGATGTAGCTCCTTTTGTATTCTTTGCAAACCACCACGGATCTGATTCATATAAAGAGGTTGGACACACCCTAGCTCCAGCCGTATACTGTAACGGTTCTCTGTTAGAACTGGCTCATGCTAGAATGTTCTCTCCTAGAAGTAGTAGCACTACTTTATCTACAGAGTTTGATTTAGATATAAAGAGAACGGTTAAAGGTATTCTCATAAAAGCTGAGAATAATTCTACGGTTGATTTCCACGGAAGTCGTTATGGTGCAACTCAACTTGTAGGCCCTAATGAAATGGCAAAGCAACGAAAGTCTGTAGGTGTTTATTCTGGTAATAACTCTACTGTACGATTCATGGGTCCAACTTTTATGGGCCAATGCTCAGTAAATGCTTACGCAGATAAGAATTCATCAGTTGAGTTTTGTCCTCATAAAACTCAGGAAGGTGGCCTAGCCGTTAGCTCTTGGGAACTAATCAATGGATTGAATCACACTATGGTCGAGCTTCATTCCACCAGAGCTTGTTTAGTTGCTGATAACGGTTCTCTTATAAGTATGAGAGATCTTGGGGACTACCACACATCATGGAATAGAGACGATATAGGAACTTCGGTATCAGCAGCAGACTACGGCACAGGTACTGATACTCAAGGGTATGAGTCCTCGTCTTACTTTGCAAGCGGTGGTATGATCTTCTTACCTAATCCAGATGAGACTGTATCTTATCTTAGACGATACGATCTTGACCCTAATTTTAGCAACAAAGTATCTCCAGTCGCAAACCCACATACTTATGGCGTATTTAGTACACCTTCACTCATAGGTTCATCTACTTATTACTCAACATTCTTAGATCAACCTTATGCTTCTATGAGTGAGGCAGACTTCAGTGCTATATCATTAGGGGGCTTCTGTATAAAGGCTATGAATGGTAGTAAGGTTGATAGTCTTAATGTTCACTTTGTTCCTGGACCAAACAATACAGACAAAGAGTTTTATTCTCCTGCACACGAAAGTAATAATGCGGGGTGTTATAACTTAAGGATTTGGAATATTGGAGACGGTTCTCACTTAAACGCTGCGTACTGCTCAGTCAGTGGAACTTACCCAGGGCAAGCCCCATATTGGGGTCCACGATCCGTATGGCAAAAGCCAGGAACCGATTGGTATACTAATCAAGGAAGAGCTAACACTTCGGCAATAGGAGAAACAGCCTTTAGCGGTATAAACTACGCAACTTCAGGTACTAGATTCGGAACTGCCGTAAAAAGATACGACCCTGAGTTTAAAAACTATAGTATTCTAGATAGTTATGGAGAGTCTGTTGCTTTAAATACGAACTACACTCTTAGCTATGCTGCTATATCAAAAGCTAAATCGGAATATTTGATAAACAACTCGTTAACAATTAACGATTACTCTGCTGTAGGAGAAATCATGAGATATCCCAATGGTACTGCAATACAGCAACATACGGATACGGGATCACTCGCGGGTGATTACGAAACACTAGCCTGTAGATGGATTGGTATGAACGGATCTAATGGACCATTCAATAGAGGTCCGTTCAGACTATACTTTTCTACAAAGCCTTCTGTAAATTACCTGTGTCCTTCTGGATCAACTCCAGGAGATAATACGATTGCACAAGTATTCGCGCAGGGTTATCATGCCTCTGGAGACTGTAGTGCTGTAAACGATGAGATTGCCGTACTTAATGCTCCTGACCTTATGGTGGTGTCTGGTTCTTTCTGGGACGAAGTTGAAAATATAGGATTCATAACAAATCAGGACGCTTGGGGTTTTGAAGGTTACTATCATGTAAAAGACTTCGTAGATCCAACCTTTAGAAACAGGGTTATGCTAGATGAATCTGCAAGTAATACTTTTGCAAATGCAAAACACTGTTCATCTGAATTCAACGGAAGACCTGCCCTTCTTAAAATTTACAGGGCAACGACTACAGAAGAAGGTGAAGGTCACTCACCCAGCTTAAACGAGATAGGTAGAGGATACAGAACATCCAACCTGTTTGATTTCGATAGGAGAAACTGATGTCACACAATAATTACGCAGAAGGTCAAGTCCCTGAGCCTCCAATTCAGTGGAAAGAAAGCCCATACAAGTTCACTGAACCAGTCAGATACTTTAAATCAAACGATCCTTACTACTGGAAAGTTGATAACATTCCAGTAAAGCAGCTTGAGGAGAATATTCTTTGGCTAAAAGATCAAGTAGGTGGTGGAGGAGGATCCGTAGGACTAACCTCTGGTATAGATCGTGTACAGATAAACGAGTTAAGACCTTTTGCTACGGAGGCCGACTTCAAGATTAATGTTAAGCCTGGGCGTTACTCTGCAAGAGTTAACGACGCTAGAAACCAAAACATCTACGAGGCTATTGTAACAAGAGCCGCTGATGTATATGAGCTTGGACTAGACGACTTTGAATTTGATGTAGATATAGATCTTATAAAAGCTATAGCAGGAGACATAACATCCAGGGTTGTTAGCAATAACGGTTTATACGATACTGTTCTACATCACATGTGTACTCCATACCAAGGATTTCTTACTGGGTGGAGTGGAACTAAAGGTGAATATACTCAAAACTTCAAGGTTGGTATTGATAACCTACCAATCCTTAAAAGCCCTACTATTAGACAAGAGAATACAGAAGGTGTTGGAGGAGGTAGCACTCCCTCGAATTCTCCTTCATACTCGGACCTACAACAACTCTTCTCATCCTTCATAAAGTATTGGGGTGGTGTAGCAAGAACCGCCATAGTAAATGTACCAGAGACTTTATCAATAGATGTCGCACCTTTTGATGCATCTGAGTTTGCTAATAACACAGTGTTCGAGCCTTCTTATAGAATCGACCTTCTATTCGTTTATTCACATCCTATTGATGCCTCTTCTAGCACTATTCTGAAGAGAGACGGCAACTCCCTAGCTCAAATTACAGCACCTCAATTAGGTATGTTGAAGGGTGCAGGCATCATAGGTCTTCAGGGTAGAGGTCCTGAGTTTGAAAACTACAATACTACTGAAGATGGAACTGATTGGATAACAAACTTTGAAGTAGGAGATTGGTTCAACGGAAAGAACGATATAAGAAATTACTTTGAGTTTGTAAACAACGAGGATTATCAGTATGGATATAAGCAAATCCTCGCTACTGTAAGTGATCAGACTCAAGATGTTATAGGAATGGAGGGTTACTACGGTAACTTCCCATCTCCTGATGACCTTCTAAACATAGCTCCTCTTCTACAGATTGGGCTTGAGAAAAACAACTTAGCATTAGTAGGCCAGTCTGTTCTTCCAATAGCTTATGTTATAGTTAAGAAAGACTCAACAATAATAACCAACAATGATATTATTGATATCAGACCTTTCCTAAGAACAACAGAGCTTGCTTATAATGAGAGAGCGGGAATTGCAGCAGCATTCCCACCACTATCTTTTGCAAACCCTGCCGTTGGAAAAACTGAACTAGCCGATACCCTCACTAAGGTTAGAGCCGAGATACTAGAAAGGATACCAATAGTTCCTGATGCACCCGCGCAGACTCCTAGAATTGTAGGTTCTGGTTTTATATTTGGTGGACTTCGTTATGGTGTTGAAGGTGCTTTATTAAGAATGGCTATCGGTCGTCCAGGAAGCAACCTCAACTTTACAGACTCTGAGGCTAGGTACGCTTTCCTAAGAAACCAAGGACACCTTCCATATAGTTCTCAGCTTAGAGATCTTCCTGATTGGGAAATAGCTCCTTGGTGTTTATCAAAAAACAACCCAGGAACTAAAAGAAACGATAGAACTTGGATTGCTAGACAGAAAGGAAACGGTGAAGTAACTTTAGGAAACGAAAGCACTATAGATGTAAACCTAGATCAGACTTTAGGATTCCATGATCCTATTAAGAATATAGGAGCCTTTAGTAAAGATGTTGCTGGAGGTGCTGTAGCTTTCTGTAGAAAGAGAATTGAGATTAACAAACAACTAGTTCCTTGGATGAGAGATTTTGAGGTTATCGTTGAATATGTTAACTGTGTACCATCAACTTCTACGGAGTATTATCACAAGTTACAAAATGATGCAGATATTTTCTATCCTCGACAATACGCAGGGCTAACTGTTTCTAAAGAAGGAGATTCGTTTACAATTATTTCTGCTCACAACTCATTCTTTAGCTCAAGAACTGAAGCTTATCCTGGGTCTAACCATCCCTGGGCTGATAACGGTCAAGGATATAACAAAGCTATTTTAAGCTACGGAACGGATTGGTTTAGAAACGCTGGTCCAACTTATCCTAACTTCGCTGTATGCCATAGCCTTCTCGACTGGGATCAAAATGATGCTTACACTGGCGATGGAGATAAATCTCCAACTCACCCAGTAGTTTCATGTACTTATCCAACAGTTAAGTATACTATAATTGGATACCCTGATACTTACGCTCCAAAAGTAGACGGAGGTTCAACTATCACTCTAAAGTAAAATGTCAGTATTCCTCAACTGTCTCTTAAGAGCAAAAAACTTATTAACAGGAGGGGGATATGATCCACCTGACTGTTGTGGGGACTTTAATGGTGACGGTCCTGACGATCCTATAGATGACGGTGATGAAAGCTGTAACCCTTCTGAGGCGGGGTATTCATATTGTACTAGAAGCACTCAAGATGAAACTGGTACAACTAAAATAGTTTCATTTAGTGTAACCTTTCAAGAACTTCTAGACAACGGAATTGTTACTGAGGATGATTGCACAGGTGCTGGTAATACCTACACCAACTGGCCTCTTCAAATAGGGCCTGGGGCTACGGGAGATAGGGTACATGATTATATACTAGCTGTGTATATGCCAGTGGGCCACGGCGCTCCTGCTCGTTTAGGAGGTATTGATGCTAGTGAATGCACAACTTTTGATTGCAATGCAATAGAATGTGTTGATGCTACCGTAGAGTGTCCGTTAGACGGCTGCCAAACGATTACTTATAAGACAGATATATTTAAATGTAGCGAATTCATGCCCCCAGGCGCTTGTTACAACGGGTGTGATAACTACTTCTTCGCAAATCCTTTGATAGATCCTCTGTTCGAGACTTATGAGGAATGTAGGGCCAAGCCTTGTTGTGATGATAGCGGTGGAGGCGGAGGAGGAAGTGGCCCAACCACACCCACCCCTACTAGTCCAAGACCCACCTCACCTCAAGCACCATGTTATTTATTCAAGTGTAATCAAGTTACTAATGAATGTGACCGCGTTGAAAAAACACCTTTAGAATGGTTTACTGAGCTAGGTATCACTACTACTGTAGTAAATCCAAGCTGTCAAACCTTGTTCGCACAAATACAAGGTCAATCTATAGATGCTCCTAATGGAATAACTTATTATAAAAGTAAGTTTACTTGTGACTCTGAATGTGGGCCTCCCCCACCTCCTGAATGTGAATTAGATGTTTGCAAATTCTTTGGAACGCCTTTAGCACAGTGCGGGACTGAATCTAAAACTGCTTCAGAGTGGGCCGCGTTTTTCAACTTTACAGGAAGTTACGACTGTGCAGGAATAATTCAACAAGTATCCAATGGAGGAGGCATTCAGGTAGGTGTCAACAAGTACATGGCTCCTGGATCTTGTGGACCTACTAACTGTTATCCTACTAACCCTCCTGGAACTGGTATTGACCCAGGAGATATTGATGGAGGAACAAGACCTATAAATGGTTATATATTCTGTAATCTATGGTATTGCGATGGAGAGGTTCCTAAAAAAGTAAGCCCAACTCTAAGTCTTCTTGAAATAATAAATCAACTAGGTCCTCCTGTAGCTTCTAATTCTACTAACTGCAATGACCTTCCTCCTATATTCACAGGCAGTGATGGTGTGGTATATGCTACAAGCCCTGGAAATTTAGTATGCGAAGGTCCTGGCGGTGGAGGAGGTGCTGGTCCATTTACTCCTCCTGGAGGAACTGCTGGAGGTAGTCTGTTTGGTGGAGATGTGGGCGGAGGCGGAGGCGGAGGCGGTGGTGCTCCTAATCAGCAAGGTGGACTAGGTTCTGCTTTAGATGACGAGCCTGCTCCTCCAGGAAACTTGGGTGGATTTCAAACAGGTATTGATCTTGGAGGAGGTGATACTGGAGGAGGAGGTGCTGGGCCATTTACTCCTCCTGGTGGGGTTGCTGGAGGTACGAATGTAGGTGGTTTCGGCGGTGGCTCTACTCCTATTGATGGGCCAGGAGGTGTGTCTAATGGAGGCATATTTAATGATGGTCCTGGAGATAGTGGGGGTCCGAATGCCGCTGGAGGTTTAGGCGGTTTTGATTTTGAGGGGCCAAGTCCTCCAGGAAATCTTGGCGGATTTCAAACAGGTATTGATCTTGGAGGAGGTGATACTGGAGGAGGTGGTGGTGGTGCTCCTGGAGGAGGAACCGTTATAGACCCTCCTACAGGAGTTGCAGACCCCGGTCAACCCTTTAACTTCCCAACAGGTTCAAGAACTATAAGTACATCTCAAGGATCTATAAGAAGAGAATTCCTTAAAAGCCGGGCTTTACGGGCTACTGACCCTGATCTAACAAACTTAAACTATAGAAGAACTAAAAGGTTTATACCTGAAAAGAATGTATCTTATAGAAAAGATCTTTTTGCTCCTATAGTTCACTACGCATTAGAATCTATAAGACAGATAGAATCTAAAGTTGTTAATGCAACCGATCTTCCTTTTGGAGAATTGTCTCTTGAGAATATCCAACAGTCTCTTCACTTTAAAATTAGAGAAAAGATGGAAAAGCTTAGACCTAGTGTTATGGGTGACAAGATAAGAAGACAGATCCTAAGCTATATAAAAAGAAAGATTATACAAGGAGACACCGAAAGTATCTCTATCGTAGAGATTAATAGTATACTTGATAACTTCAATGATCCTGAGGTATTGCCTAATAGGCACAGGGTTACAGAAGCTGGGGCAGTTGAACATGCTATATCAGAAGGTATACCTCTAGACCCTAATAAGTATGGATCTGAAATAAATAAAGAACAGATGAGGCTATGGAAGACTGTAGCAACTGATTTAGATAAGCACCTTACTGTATTATTCTCAGACGGATCCCAAGATAAAATTTTTATTGATAAGACAGACTCCTTCGACCTTACATTATCAGACGGGACAACTTCATCAGCGTACATTAGTCCTGGGGATGTTTACTGGACTGCTAATGCTGGTAACATACCTATCCAATACGATAGAGATAGAGTCATGGCTTTAAATTTCAAAGATATTGATAAGGTCTTTCACTTATTAAATCAAGAAAACAGCATAGTATTAAATGTAAGCAGTGCTGAAAATGAAAACTTCCTTGTAGAGAAAGATTCCGATTTAGAATCTGCTAGACCTGAAGCTTATGTACTTAGACTTGATCCAGAAAGCATTGAGGATTTAGAAAGAGATCATGATCTAATAAGAATAAGCCAAGCTCGTTATTATTTAATGGACTACTCTGAGATTGATGAGTGGATGTCCTTTAACCCTTTCCCATTTAATACTTTCTATATTGATAATGAGGATCCTTTCTTAGATCACTTAGAAAGAGATCAGTCGTTGTTTGGAACCTTTAAGGATTTCTCTCTAGATTCTTATTTTGGATACAATGATAACATGCCTATATTTCCAAGGAGACTTCCTTGGACAGTTGCGATAATTCCTACTGATAGGGAGGAGCTTCAAACAGGAAGCTCTAGATCTGAGTTTGTATCTCTTACTGAGCGTAAGATAGTCTTTAAAAGAAATTTAGTAAGAACTAGAAACTCTCTGGACAACCCAATTCTAGACTTAAGTGTTGTAGGCTATGGTCAAGGTGCTATACCAGACGCACCAACTGATAACCAAGTTCAATTTAGATTTAATATAAACAAGGTTATAGATCAGATAAGGCCATATAAGAATGAAAAGGAAAGCCTTCCCAGAAAAGCCAGCCCTATAAGATCTTTATTAACAGCATTAGAGTCTACTAATGTTGAAGAAAATTATATAGATTCTAGGAAGGCTATCGTACCTTGGCCTGTAGTTCTTAAGAACATGAGCGTTGCTGATAGGAAGTTACTTATAGAAGAAGTTACAGACTATAATAAATTTAGATCAAGAGTTTCCTTAAACAAATTAGCGACCAAAGAAAATGTTAAGGCACTGTTCCCTAAACTATCAAGTGTTCCTATTCAGGACAATGATATAAAAATTGATAACTACACACCTCCTCCTAAAAAAGTAACACGCCTAGACGGTGATGATTACAGAGCAGAAACTCCCGAACCTTTACCCTAATGCCTAGAGTAGCAAGACTTGGTGATACCTCCGATCATGGAGCAGCAAACATTACAGAGCTTTCAACAGAGCCTACTGTATATGTGAATGGAGTTCCTATAGCTATATTCGGTCCTGTTGGTCCTGCGGTTGCAGGAACTGCCCCTTGTGCCTTATGCAGTCCTTCACACCCTATAGGATGTTCAATCCCAGGACCGATAGAAGGAAGCCCTAACATCTTTGCAGGTGTTCAAGCCTACCCAATACACCGATACAACGATGCTAGGGGATGCGGTGCTGAAACTAACTTTGCAAGCCCCGATGTTTACGCTAACGATCCTAGACAAATTAGAGTTCAAGGTGGAACGGTTGCTGGACCCTTAGCTTCCCCTGCTGCTCCCATATCGTTTAAGTATCCTCACTCTCTTGTGATGATGTTTACAGGAGATGATAACTTCTATGTATTTAAGGAAAACTTCTCATGGTCTGACCTCTTATCACTAGATGTTCTGGACTCTGTGGGTAAGGTATTAATTCCTGAGATTAAATTCCAAGAAGACTTAGATCCTATATTTGAAGTCCCTGATCTAGACTTTGCTGTTAAGACAAACATAGGAGAGAATGATGCTATGTCTCAAGTTGTTCTAGGAGGCATTGAAGTAGGAGGGTTCCCTAGCTACGGAAACTATCCTATAGAAGATCTAGGAAAGATTCAAGGAACTCCTACAGTAGAGAACTTTACATCATTCTTCAATTTTCAATTAGGAACCGCCCCTACACTAAAACAAGGTATAGGAACTAACTTTACAATAGCTAATGAGTCAGGAACGGTTTCTGGAAGCTTGACGCTTATCGTATTCCCTGGGTTGGATACTTTGATTGATTATATTCTTGGAAATATTCTTCCTCCAGGCATAGATATATGATAAAAAAGAGGAAAAATCACCGATTAAATTTAATCAGATATACATATCTACAGACGGTTGAACCGTCAGGAGTTTATTATGAACAGAGATCAATTAAGAGAAGCCGTACTCGGCACCGCAGCCTGGAACAAGGCTGGTTTACTTAACGAGTCCGTTGCTCCCGTTCAGGAGCAAGAGGTCATCGAAGAAGCAAAGGCCGAGGAGACTGCTCCTGAGGCTCACACTTGCCCTCTCTGCGAGTCCACCCTCGATGGTGAGCTTTCAGACGAAGCTCTTCTTGAGCACGCCTCAGCCATGCTAGGTGTATTCCAAAATGCAGAGCAAATCCTTGCTGAGGCCGAGGAAGCCGAAGAAGGTGAGGTTATAGAAGAAGACGAAGAGGAGGAGGAAGTTGACCTCCTTGAAGGTCTTGACGAAGAAGATATTCAGACCATCGCTGAGATGTGTGCTGATATGAAGAAGAAGAAGAAAGGTAAGAAAGCTTACTGATTTTTAAACATGGCTTCTCTTAACGACATAGGTATGGGGATTGGAGACTTTGCTCTTAATTTATTAGAGCAAGAGTCCTCCAACCCTGTTCCTGTTAAGAACAAGTCTTCTATGAAGGGTAATGTACCTGACATAGAGAATGTCCAAGTTTCTAAAGAAGATGTTAACAGTGTGCTTGCTGAATCATTTGGTATTAAAACTGAAAGCAAGCCTCAAGTTAATCTTCAAGAAGAAAGAAGAAGACAGTTAAAGGAAGAAATTCAACAGAAGCTTGACGAGTTGAAGGTTCTTCTTAATGAACTGGGTGTAGGGATAGGTGCTACGACTACAGGGAGCTTTGCTCCTAACTTTTCTGGAGGAAAATCTTGTGAGCCTCATAGACCAAATAAGAAGTCTGCGCGGAGACGAGCAAAAGTTAGAAGAAAAAAGTAGTCGCTATCCTAATGGTAGAGGCACTTACAAGAGAGGGGAGAAATCCGTATCTAGAAAAAGTAAGGTTCCTAACTACTCAACTATAAAAGACGCCCTTAAAAAGACAAAGCCTGGAACTATATTCTCAACAAAAGGTTCTTATAGATTGTATGTAACAACCTCTGGAGGATGGGGCAAGAGCAAGCAGCAAAGAGTTTCTGGTAGAACCGCAAAAGGTTTTACTCCTGGAAGCTCTACCCCAGGTTCTGATTGGAAGAGTATTAAAAGCCACGCCGCTAGAACCTCTGTTAAGCATGGCGGCGCAGGAGCAAAGAGCTTAACAGCTAAAGCCCGTAGAGAGGCTGACAAACCGAAGAAATATAAGGCTAAGGCCAAAAGGAGTAAGTGATGCTAATCGAAGATGTATTTATTATTGAGAACCTACAGGTGCTTAACGAAGGTAAGAACGGCCCTATGAAAGTCCGTGGCGTTTTCCAGCGTGCAGACGAGGAGAACAACAACAAGCGTATTTATCCCAAGGAACTTCTTTGCCGTGAGATTGAGAAGCTTGAGGAGTCCATGAAGAACCGTCGTCTTATGGGGGAGCTTGATCACCCTCAACACGATAGCGTCAAGCTCTCTAATGTTTCACACCTTATCACTAAGCTCGATGTTGATGGTAATGAAATCATTGGTGAGGCAGAGATCCTTGATACTCCTATGGGTAAAGTAGCCAGAGCCCTTATTGAAGGAGGTGTTCAGATCGGTATTTCATCACGCGGCATGGGTACTTTATCTGAGGGTCAGGACGGTAAGCGTTATGTCAACGAAGACTTCCGCCTTATAACCTGGGACCTTGTAGCAGATCCTTCAACCCGTGGTGCATTCCCTGCACTATCCGAAAGCACAAACCTTAACAGCATGTTAGTTGAGGAAATCCTTAATGATGTTCTTCCCAAGGTTACTCAAGAGAAAGTATTCTCCACCCTTCTTCGTGAGCGTCTTGATGAAGCCAAGATGAAAAGATCAAAGAAGAAGAAGGGAAAGAAAGGCCGTAAACTTGATCCCGTTGGTAAGGAAGATGCTGATGTTAACAATGATGGTAAGGTTGACAGCACTGATGGTTACTTAAAGAATAGAAGACAAGCCATTGGCGCAGCTATGGGCAAGAAGTCCAAGAAAGTAAAAGGTAAAAAAGCTATGAAAGAAAATACTGTATTATTTAGCCGTCTTTCTCATGTTTTACTTGAGTCTGATAGTGATAGGTTTGTTAACGCTGGCCGTCAATCTGGCACTGAGATGGAGTCTGATGATCCTAGAGTTGATGAGATACTCGGCTTAATTAAAAGGGGTCTTGGGGCAGCCAAGCAGGTAGGAAAGGCTGCTATTGCTGGAGGTGCAGGCGAGGCTGCTAAAATGGCTTCAAAGGCCAAGCAGCGTACTGCTGGTCAGCAAGGTAGAGAGACCCAGAAGATCAAAAAGATCGGTAGTACAGATACTGGTGGTAGCGTAAGAGCAACCCTTAAGCAAGCAGGTAGCTTAGTTGCTTCCAAGCTTAGAAGAAAAATTGCTCAAGGTAAGAAAGAGATCTACGGCAAAGTTAAGTCCGGTGCCGAGGCTGTTCAAAAGAAAATGTCAGAAGAGCTTCAAAGAAGACTTGTAATGCTTCTTGTTAACGAGGGAAAATGAAGTACTACGACAGACTTTTAGAACTTATCTCTGAGGTCAAGGTTATTGCTAGAAAAGTAGAGCAAAAACCTCAAGAGGTAAAAAAGTATAGTACAGGTAGGGATGATTATAGAAAGGATCAGGAAGCTGATAGACAAGATGCGAGGAGAATTTTAAGAAGTAAGAGCACTGACTCGAACCAATCGAAAGGTGCAGCATTTAGAAGGGCAACTGATAGAAGACAATCAGATAGAGGTCGTGCTTCTAGATCAAATCCTTCCTAAAAACATTACAATATTCATTCTACTCAATAAAAAATAGTAAAAAACAACGACACCTATAATAGATGTATAGATAACAATAGATTGGAGTAAAATCATGGATAAAAAAAGAATTGATAACATAGCTGATTTACTTCCTGAAGGTATTACTGAGGATACTGTCCTTGAGATTGCCGAACTTATGCAGGATTTAATTGAGCAAAGAGTACAGGAAGAGGTTAGTGACCTTAACGATAAGGTTTTTGCTTACCTATCCATGAAGCGTCAGCAGATTCAAGAGGCAGCCATTGAGGAGCTTCATGAGTCCAACGATGTTTATCGTGATGCACAAAAGTTCCGTGAGCTTATGGGCTACATGGCAGTTGAGCACCGTCCTGAGTACATTGATGCTGAGAGCGAGCGTAGATTGTCAGAAGCTTCTGAGCTAGTCGAGGACAATGAAGTCCTTGCCCGTGAGCTTTCTGAGTCACTAAGAGAGCAAGAGCGTCTTGCTAAAACAATTCAACTGCTAGAATCTAAGGTCTCAAAGCGTGAAAGAGAAATCGAATCACTTAATGAGAGCGTACAGTTTCTATCAGAAGAAAAGGAGGCTATACTGATCGAGTCTACCGAGCAGGCTGTAGTCGTTACTAGTAATGTAGACGAAGAGGTTAAGGATGAACAACTGGAAAGCATTGGAAATCAGTTCTTGACCGAAGAAATGCTCAAATTAATGAAATGAGCATGAACTTTAAGGAGTTGTAAACATGGAAATTATGGAAATGGGTGCATCTGACGAGCTAGTCTCCAAGTGGGGTCCAGCCGTTGACGGCATCGAAAATGATTATACCAAGAGAGTTACTGCACAGCTTCTGGAGAACCAACTAAAGTCTAGCCAACAGGATCGTGTTGACGAGGCTGCTGTTGGTATCGGTACTACCACTGTTGGTAGCATTGGCACTTTCCAGAAGTTCGCATTCCCTCTCGTTCGTCGGGTATTCCCCGAACTAATCGCTAACAGCATTGTTAGCGTTCAGCCTATGAGCGCACCCGTCTCACAGGTCTTCTATCTTGGTGCTGCTAGGGCTTACGACAACGCTACTCGTCAGACTATCTACAGCAAGTACAACCTAACCTACCGTGGCCTTACTACTGGCGAGGTTCACGGTCCTCAGGATTCTATGGATCTTGATGCTGGTGTGTCTGAAACCTCACAGCAGCTAGGTCTTTCCGCTTTAAGTGGTGAGGGTGTCGTCGGTCAAGGGCCTAACATGGCTTCTGCCATTTCTGTTTGGCCCGCCGCAAACTTTGCACAAGGTTGGTCAGTATCTGCTGGTGAAGCTCTTGCTGGCGCTAAGATTCCTGAAGTTACCCTTCAGATCGAGCAACAGCCTGTTATCGCACGCACCAAGAAGATGCGTGCCCTCTGGACCCTTGAGGCTTCACAAGACCTTAAGGCTTACCACAACCTAGATCTTGAGCGTGAGCTTACTGATCTTCTTGGTAAGGAGATTCGTCTAGAGGTTGACCGTGAGCTTATCGAGAACCTTCGCGGTATTGCTTACGATCTCACTGGTAAAGGTAGTGATCTTTTCGACATGCAAATGCTCGATCAGGCAAGCAACCAAGATGGTCTTGGAAACTTTGCTGGTGTTAATGGGGATTCAAACTTCAGCAGCTTCCTTTTCACTAACGACGGTGCTGGAGGTACTGGTGATCTTAAGGCCGCACTTCCTGGCGTAAGTGTTCACAAGAACACTTGGCTTGTTGATCTCACCTCAAGTGCTTTCAACTTCGCTCCCCGTCACATTGGCGATATCTACTCCAACATCCTTGGTGTAATCAACTTCGCCTCACAGGACATTTACAAGACCACTCAGCGTGGTGCTGGTAACTGGATGATCTGTGCTCCTGCTGTAGCAACTCTCCTTGAGACTGCTGCCAAGCTTAATGGTGGTATAGATCGTGCTGACGGTCCTACTAACTTCGGTCCTGGCACCATTTCTTACCGTGGTAAGTTTATGGGTCGCTTCGATCTTTATGTCGATCCTCTCTACCCAGAGGGTGAGATTCTTATGGGTTACAAGGGTTCTGGTCCCATGGACGGTGGCTTCATCTACGCCCCCTACATTCCATTCCAGGCACTACCAACCGTTACCGATCCTGAGAGCTTCCAGCCCAGAAAGGGCATCCTTACCCGTTACGGTAAGGTCGCAGTCGCTCCCGCATCACGCTTCTACCGCGTGATCCGTCTGGTCGGTCCTGCTGGTCTTTACAGCCCCTTCGAGAATGTCTGATAAAGACTAAGCAATAAGTGCCCACTCCTCAAAATCGGGGGAGTGGGCACTTTTTTATTATGGGAGCTATATATAACTATGAAGTACAAGTATAGAAGCACCTGTAGGTTTCCGATTCTTGTTTTTTCTGAGAATACAATATTGGAGATCAGACCTAATCAAGTGATTGATTCTGATGTCCCAATATTGCATCAAAACTTAAAAGACATAACTGAGCCTGTTAAGAGTAGTGCTACTAAGAGGAGAAAGAGATCTAATGGCAACAATAATATATCCAAAAGTAACGACTTACGGGAACAGCTTCACGGAGACAGCAAGCCAAAAACTGAGTGATCACACACCTCCTCACTCTGAAGATATTGATTTAGATAGTTTAGGTAAACTTAAACAGTCCGATATCGTAGAATTTTCTGAGTTTGAGGAGCAGATTAGAGACTATGTTTTAGGTATGTTAGGACACCCTGTAGTAAGGGTTGAGCTTACAGACTTTCAATTAAAGTCTTGTATAGATGAAGCTATAACAGAGCTAGATTACCATGCTCCTCAGTTTACAAAGCAGGTAGCAGCGTTTGAAACAGTAGGTGGTTATAATCTATATTCTATTCCACCTTACATTTTAAGAAATCTAACATATCTAACATTCAAAAAGACCCTGCTATCAATTCAGTCACAGGCTGGAACTATTGAGTTTGATTTCTTCATCAAATACTTCCAAGATAACTTCTTGTTTGATAACTTTACTATTGGAGATTACTATCTATTGCAATCAACCATGGAAACTACAAGAAGAATCCTGGGTCAGGATGGAGGTTGGGATGTTATAGATGGACAGTTCCTTCAAGTTTATCCCGTCCCAGCAGTAGGAGATGTAGCAATTCTTGAGTACACAGGTCTTAATGCTAAGACCATAACTCCTAAAATGAAAAGCTGGTTGAAGAAGTATGCAACTGCTTGTGCTAAGGTGGTTCTAGGGCAAGTGAGAGGTAAGTTCTCTGTAGTTCCTGGTCCAGGTGGAGGAACAATGTTAAATGGCGGAGCCCTTATTCAAGAAGGTATGCAGGATAAGCAAGTCCTAAAGGATGAGCTAATGAATGAGGTTGAAGAACCTCCTAAATTTACTACAGGCTGATGGCAAAGAGATTTAAAGTAAACAGGCAGATGGATAACCTCCCTGAATTAGGAGGTAGTACACCCTTATCATTCTATGATCCAAGTAACCCTGATGTTAACTTGTTTAACTTGATTGATGATGAGCTTATCAGAATATCAGGATCTCCTCTGCACTACTTTAAATCATATGTCGAGTCTGAATATGATGATGTTTATTTAGAGGCTGCCAATAAGACAGTGGCTTCTGAACCTATAACTGTTCACGGTCATTATGAACCATCCGTAGTTGAGGAGGTTTTATCTAACTTTGGTATAGAGTTGACCAATGATCAGATGTTTGTATTTAATAAATCGTACATTGAATCAAAGCTAAACAGAACTCCTCGCATCGGTGATCAGATATCCCCTGAGTTCCAGAAACAAAAGTATGAGATTATCGAGGTTCAAGAGGACAGCTTTGAAATGTATGGAGTGTACCACATTGTCTGCACTGCTAAACTTCTCCGCGAAAGCGAGGATGTTGTTAATCAAGAGGTATCAGATGTGGCTGATGACCTAGGAGGTTACATGGACCTTGAGTGATAGCAACGAGTTAGTATTCAAAGGAAGTTTAATAGAATATCTAGAGGATAATCCTAAGACTCCTGATCGAGGAAGGACAGCAAGAGAATTATACTATGGTGTCATAGAGGATGCAATCAATGATACCTTCTATAGAAATGATGTATATAAGGAAGTTTTAAGATCCTTACTGTCTCAACTTAACCTGTACTATGTAGATTCAAGAAGTGAATCTTCTAAGATCAAGATTCATCACGGAAGACAGGACAGGGCAGTAGCAAAGATGTTCCAAGAGAATAACATCATACTACCTTATGCATCTATCTTTCAATTTAATGTTAGTAACGATGGATTTAAAAGGAAGACGGGTAGCATTATTCTAGAAAAGAAAGTCTGGAACGATGAAGCTAGAAAGGCAGAAAGGGTTATTAGCATTGCTGATGTTCCTGTAAAGGTTACATATCAGTTAGGTATATGGACTCGTTACATTTCAGACATGGATCAGATATCTGCCCTTGTTAGAAACAAGTTCAATCCAGACCTTAAGCTTAAAACACCCTTCTCTGATAATTTGGTAGCCTTTCTATCTGAAGAGACCGACACATCTGTAGTAGAAGTATCCGATAAGGAAGATCGTCTTATAAGGAAAAACTTCTTGATAGATACCGAGTTCTATATCCCAAGTCCACAGTTTAAAGTTACTAGTACAGGACGCATAGAGAAATTCATAATAGATGCTACCTTGCCTAGAAACAACTAATAAACCGAGAGTGACAAATATTCAAATAACCCAATAAAAAATAAAAAAATAGGCACCAAAAGGGCTAACTATATTAGGAGAATATCATGAAGGCGATTACTAATCAAAGTTTACAGAGTTGGCAAATCTTTTTCCAAACTCAAAAAGGGGTTGAGTCTTACAGACTTAAACCTAGAAAAAGTGTAGTAGTTCCTGAGTCCTATATCTCAGATCAGATCAAAACAATGGTCCGTAGAAGACTATTAAAAATAACAAACGCATGAGGTTTTAATTATGGCTAATTTCGTAAGTCCCGGTGTCTATGTAATTGAAAAGGACAATTCAAACTATCCTGTAAGCATCAATCCTTCCGTAGTAGGTATCGTAGGGTTTGCTGGTAAGGGTCCTGAGAACAAAGCTACTCTAATCACAAGCCAAGAGCAGCTTATTAAAACCTTTGGTAAGCCTAGTGAGGATATCGAGGGTCAAGGTATTGAGGCTGCTCTTGAGATTCTTGAAGCAACTAATACTCTTTACTTTGTAAGATCCATCGTAGACTCAGCTAAAGCTGATTCTGGTGTAACTGTTCCTTTAGGCGCTTGCCCTCATATGGTTGTGAGTGCTAACAACTTCGGTATTAATGGTGGAAATTCTTTATACCTTAAAGTTCAGGTAGTAGACGAAAACGGGACCTCTTCCTTTGCTGATCCTAAAGTTTTCTCTATTCCAGCAGGAACCCACCCAGATAGCCAAACTCAAGCACTTATAAACGCTATAGGTTCTGGTGCCTTCTCATCTAAAGTTTCTGTTCAAAACGATGGCACTAACGACTACCTTGTAGGAGCTTTCGCAGGGAAAAACACGAAGCTACAAGTTACTGCGGCTAGTAGTTTAGATTTTGACAACGACCTCACTGCGGCTCTTATTCCTGTAGACGAAAAGGGTGCATTAGCACCAGACGACGCATCTTCTACTTTAACTGTACAAGGTTATACATTCGATTCTACAGGATCCAACTCTGTAGCTTATCAAGTTGATTCCTTATACGCTGGTGCTGATTATAACTACAGACTAGATGATGCTGGTAGAGTGTTAGGAAATACTATAGAAATAGCACCTCTTGGCGGTAAAGATGTTACTCTTACTGTCAACGATGCAGGTGCTGCCGAGGAATCTTATGTAGTTTCACTCGTAGGTTCTGGAACATTCATAGAAAAGCAGATTAACACTGGTGAAGTTGATGCTGTATCTAACTATATAAAAGGTAATCTTGTTAGCGGCGGTTCTGACTATGATGCAATTGAACTTCAAGCTTTCTCTTCAAAGCTTACTGCTCTAGGTGTTGATAATATTAGTGGTGATACTGGAACTACAGCAGAAACCGACATCGAAGTTCGGTTTGTAAAGCCAATCCAAGGCACATACAACATGACTGGTGGTAACAGTGGTGCTTCTGGAACCTCTGCTCAGATTAAAGCTGCTGCTATAGGTGAGCAGGCTCTTCACACTGGAATGTTTGCTCTAGATTATGATATACTTAACATAGGCCTTGCTGCTGTTCCAGGTATTCACGATCAAGATGTACAAAACAACCTAGTAACTCTAGCCCAGGACTCACAAAACTTCCTCGCAGTAGTGTCTCCTCCATACGGTAAGGACACTGTTCAGGAAGCTCTTGATTGGAGTAACGGATTATCTACAGAGAGAAGCGTAGCACTGAACAGTTCTTACGCAGCAATCTACTGGCCTTGGGTCAAGACCTATGATGTTGTAGAAAAGAAAGACAAGTGGTACGACCCTGCTATCTACGGTATTCGTCAGATGTGCTATACTGATGAGGTTGCAGATTCTTGGTTTGCTCCCGCAGGTTTCCGTAGAGGTAGACTTACCAAGCCTGTAGAAGTAGAGGTTGATGTAAGCCAGGGTGATAGAGATAACATGTACAGCGGTGGAAATGTTCTCAACCCTGTAGTAAACTTCCCACAGCAAGGTCTTGTAATCTTTGGTCAAAGAACTGCTCAAAGAACTCCTACTGCTCTAGATAGAATCAATGTTAGAAGACTTATGATAATCATAAGAAAGATCCTTCTCAACTCAACCAACCAATTCGTGTTCGAGCCTAACGATCCTACGACATGGGAGCAGGTTGCTGCTGTAGCAGAAGGTCTTCTCTCTGACATTGTAATTAGAAGAGGCATTACTGAGTACAAAGTTATCTGTGACGAAACCACCAACACACCAACTAGAATTGATCGTGGTGAACTTTGGTGCAAGGTCCTGATTAAACCAACCAAAGCCGCAGAAATTATCATCTTCGAGCTTAACCTAACTAACCAAGCAGCAAGCCTCTGATGAGGGAGAATAAAAATGGCTGAATCATATTTTGCAAATCAAACTGGTAGAGACATTGAGGGAACTAGTAGAAGTACACTTCCTCAAATCTCACAATCTCTAGACTCAGTAAGAGTTTATCAGTGGGAGATTACTTTTGATCTTCCACAGGATCTGCTCCTAAACACTGCTACTGGTTCTGAAATCACCAAGCCAATGACCTTTGCTGCAAAGCAGGTTAGAGGTTTAGGTTATAATCTTCAGGACATCGAGGTTCAGAGACTCAACGACAAGGTTTACTACCCTGGTAGACCTTCATTCGAGGAGCTTGAAGTAACCTTTGATAACCTCCTTGCTACTAAGCAAGGTAGACTCCTTTACGAGTACATGAGAAGCGCCTACGACCCTGTTAAAGGTGTTTATGGTACAACTAATGTCGGTACTGGTGCTGGATCTTCTCCTATTAGAAGACACAAAACTTCTGCTACGATCCTAGAGTTCAACGGTGCAAATGAAGTGCAACAAGAGATTGAGCTTAGAGGTCTATACCCCAAAAAGTATAGCCGTGGTGAGAAGAACTACTCTAACAATGATTTCGATACTATTGTCATGACATTCAGGTATGATTTCATGATAGTAAAGTGATATAATATATAACTATACCTCGCCCAACCCAGCTTCGTGTTGGGTTGGGTTTTTTAATATAATAATGTAATGAAGAAGTTTGCTATAGAACTACTGGAAAGCTACTCAAAGTTAAGAGAACAAGCTCCTGCTGCCATGACACCTGAACAGGCAATAAGTATGGCAGGTGAAAGTATAAAGGCACCCAGAGTATTAAAAGGTGGATCAGGGGGTACAGGAAGGATATGGAAGACTACGCGAAAAACTATAAGCTTTCAAAGAGACGCGCCTAACGCTAGAGCAAACAAAGTAGACGGCCCTGGATCCGAAGGTTATGATGACCTAGCTGCATTCCTATCTGGTGCAGCGACAACACAACAGCCTGTTCAAATAAGCAAGGCTGAAAGACAGCAGATGGAACGAGATCAAAGACAGCAAGAAACTGTTGATGGTCTTAACGAAGCTTTCCCTGGACTAGGAGACTCTGTTAACTCTTTACACGCAAAACTAACCTCTGTTAGAGAAAGGGTCCTTAAAGGTCTTAATGAAGAGAGATTACACAGTCAGTTCTTTTCAAACGCAAACAATAGTGTAAGGACTTTAACAAATAAGATGATTGAAAGAGACATGTTATTTGTAGAGCAGAGTGCTGACACTGAAGAAAAAGGAACCACAGTATTCGAGCGTGAGCCTCCATCACCAGATCAAGCTAGAAGAGCATTTAAAAACTACGAGAAGCTAATAACATTAACTGATCAACTTATGAGAGGTCAGAGAGATCCTAAAAATGCTATAGAGGATATTAGGAGGATGAAGCAACTCCTAATGAAAAATGATAAGGGTCAGGTGTTTATAAAAATAGACGGTAGATCTTTAGGTGGCATATGTCTTATGCCCAGCGAAAGGCACTCTCTTAACGAGGTTATACAGCAGTATGAGAAAGAGGTAGACAGGTTTACTAAAGATAATTCTGATCTGTTAGACGAAGGGGAGACGCTTGCTCTAGACACCTTCGATTTCTCTAAGTCTAGCTTCAATCACTCTAATGTTGTAAAGGAAGTATCCGAGACATTAGAGATGGCCGCGCATCATATTGCTAATGGTGATGCATCTTCAGCAAAGCCATACCTTCTTAATGTTGTAAGACAATACAAGGATAGTATAGGCAAAGCTCTCCAATTACAGAGAGGTATGTTAAGTGAGGATGATGCAGAACTAGGAGCCATGCTCACTGAATTAGGTATAGAGAAAGGAACCAAAGACGAGGTTGAGAAGGCTGTAGTTTCTATTGTCCAAGGTTACTTGAAGCCTAGGATAGATTTCTACAACAGATTCAAACCAGACTTTGTATCTAGAGTAGGTGAAGGTGATGTAGGTAAAGGGTTCAAGCCAGACAACATGTTGGTCTGGACAGATAAACCTACTGATTCTGCACTAGATCCGTTTGTCCAGAAAGTCAAATTTCAGAACCTTGACAAGAAGACACAACAAGCTATAGTAAAGAGTGGTGGATCACCTACTGGTGATTATTATGTAGCTGGTGTATCTTTAAAGACTTACCTTGGTGGTACAGAGACTAAAGTAGGATCTACCTATGGATTTGTTGGACTAGGTGAGCGTTACGGCACTGGTGTAGGTTTAGGAACACACGAAAAGAATGTGCGTCAACGCATGTTAAACGCTGGTCTATCTACACAGCAGTTCGATGCTGCAAGAACTGAGCTAACTAAACTTACAGGTGCATCAAACTTCTGTAGAGATATTGTTGCAAACGATGCACTAAACCTAGTAGGGAAAACACCAAAGCAAGCTCAAGGTATAGTTACATCTCATATAAAACTGATGATGAAAACCCACGGTATTGAAATGCCTTTAAATGACCCACAGTATATAGAAAAACTAAAGGGCGCTGACGGTACTATAGATCCAAGATCTTTATCTAGATTCTCTGTACATCTGGAGAAACAGATGCACCTAAAGATTATTGAAAAATCATTATCAGATCGAGGTAAGTCCGAGATGGATAATAAAGATCCTATGTTACACGCTCTACTTTTAATGGGTGTAGATGCAGGTATAGACTCTACACAAACAAATGTCATGGGCGTCACAACTAAAACTGACACCAATGAGAGCCATGTATATAACCAGAACGGTGAGATCATGAAGAGTGTAGAAGAGGTGTTAAGTGGTAAGAGACCCTTTACCTTCTCCAGATCAGGATTAAGGATTGATAGAGGTATGAAGGTAGAGCTTAACAATGAGAGGAATAGAGTAGCAGTTAACTCCTACATTCCATCTATTCAAGAAAACTTAGATCTAGTCTAAGAAGAAGAACTGATTATGTATCTTTAGAAGGTCATCCATATAGAGCATAATATACTCTTTACCTTCTTTACTTATTAATGTACTATATGAATCAGTATAGTTTATTATTTCTTCTTTATACTCAAGTATTGATATGATAGGCTGCCGATCCTGGGCCATAAAAAGAATCGGTGCTTTTCCTGCGGACGCCGCGTCCCGCTCCATATGTTCTATCCACTCCCAAAGTTTTGATTGAAAATCTAACATGGAGTTGAAGCCGAGGTTGTTATACCCCTTCTTGCATTCTATAATGTATGCAAATGTCTGAGGA